AGCCGTTTGCCATTGATAGACCTTTTGCAACAGCAAAGTTATACGCAACCCAATAAGCAATGAGATCGTGATAGAGGGAGTTGAAGCCTGGTACTTTTGTTCCAGTAGTAACCTGACCTGAGGTGAATAGGTCACCGCTTCTCTGAAAATAGACCTTGAGACCTGCTGCAAGAGTTACCGACACGCCGTTATCTGGCGCTGGATAGAGAACAAGAGAGCCGCCTTGTACGTCGTAGTATTGAGGTGCACCGTCTGTTTCAAAGAATTCAGAGGGAGAGCCATCAATATCATCTAGGTCGATAGGTTCTAGTTTGTAGTAGTTGCCGTTTTTATCCAGAACCTCGACACGCTCTATTTTTAGGTGTGAGGTATCAAACTGATAGTCTGGCTGAGAGTTTACGAGTGTTGTTGTTGCGATTGGGAAAGAGGTGAAGTTGTTGTCATCAAACTGCCAGCGGCCGTCTGCTTGGAGAATAAGAGACACGACACGCTCATAGGCATTATTGATCTCGATGAGCATTGTTGCAGCGGGGAAGCTGGTGGAGTTGGTTCCTGTGAGGAAGTAAGTCTTTGAAACGATGTCGCCGATAGTCATAAATTAGTATTCGTACTCTCCTAAATGTTTCACGCTAATAGTTGGGTCAATCCAAACGTCAAATCCGCTGTCCATTGCGGTGCGGGCAAACCATGTGTCCTCACCAATGACAACTTGGTAGCCTTTGCGCCCGAAGTTGAACCAAGGCTGAGGTAGTTTTTCAAAAACTGACATCTTGATAAGCAAACACCCACCACCAATGACTTGTGCCTTATAAAGTTCTGTCTCAGAGCGCTCAGTGAGGGGTTGTGTGACGCTCTCAAGGGGGAGTTTTCTGCGGTTGTACTCAACAGTGATGATGTCCTTATCATGTGCGAGAAGACGCTTAAGGGTGTCAGCTGGGAATTTCATGTCGTGGTCGAAGAAGAAGATGTGTGTTGCTTGCTTTTCGAGTGCGTATTCAACACACGCGCCACGGGCACTCACAATGTCACCACCTATACGCATGGAAAACGACGTAACAGTGTTCGGTAGCGACATCATTGTGCCGACGATACTCTCAAGGGTTTTTGCCTTGATGGTCTCTTGACATCCAATCGCGAGGCACACCCGTACGGGCTGAATTTTATCTAATGTGGCTTTGTTATTTGCCATATCCTGCCCTCCTAAAAGGGCAAGGATGGAAAACAACTAGGCTACGTTTACATCGTAGATAAGCACCTTCGCGACGGAAGGAACTTTTACGCCGTAATCGAGACGAGTGTTGACCGATATACCTGAGATGTTGCCACCTGAGGAACCGGCCGGATCTTCGGTGATGTACGTTTGACCAAACGTAGCATTGAGAAGACCGATCTTCTGAACCTTACGCACACCAGCCATAACGTGACCTGTTGCATGAGAGGTCGAGACGTAGTGGTAGAGGCCAGCGTAGTCGATTCCGACAGTAGCGCCGTTCTTGAGGGCTGCGTCAGCTTGATTGAAGCCGTTAGCCTGCATGAACGTAGTTGCGGCTGTCCAGTCCTGCGGACGATAGACGATGAACGCCTTGTCGCGCTGATACTGGGTAAAGCCGTTCGCTGTGTAGATAGCCTCGATGACAGCTCGCCAAAGGTTGTCTACTGATGTTTCGGTGATTTGGAAGGCTGTGGTGGAACCTGTTGCAGGAGCACCAGAGCCGTTATCACCCATGTCTGTCCAGTTTGCATGATCTCCGAGCATGATTGCCTCAAGGCGCTCGTTGACCTTATCTCCCTGGAGAGCTGCACGATCCATACGCTTAGCGTAGTTGGACTGTGCCTCATCCGCTCGGTCGAGCAATTCGGCAAGAATGTCGAATGTACCGATGTTGAGAGTTTCAGTTGTCTGAGTAATGTCTTGGAAGGTGTAGGTGTTACCTCGTGTGAGACCAGTCTGAATCGCAGACTCAGAAGCTGTACCAACATACGGAAGTTCAAATACCTGTGTGTCTGAATAGATCACGTCAGATACTTCTTTCCAGTTGGTAGGCTTCTTCAATCTCTCCTGAAGTTTTACGGCCCACTCTTCCTGATATTTGATCGAATTTGCCATAGTTCGCTTTGATTAAAGTAATCAAGCGATTTTGAGAGTTTAGAAACGCGGAGCGCGAGTGCCTTCCTGTTGGTATCGTCGGTTGACCAATTTCTCAGCCATACCGGCGGGCATACCTTCGGGAAGTTTTCCTGCTGCCTGATACTTGTTCCACCAAAAGTCTTCACTGTTAGCGGGAGTACCAGAGGCACGATTGCCTGACGTTGGTGTTGCCACGAGTGCGTCAGATTCTGCCTGTTTTTCTTTTCGGAGTTGGGCAAGTTCTGCTTGGAAGATCGTGTTCGAGGTGATTGCCTCGGCATCTCGTCCAGTGTCTTGCTTCCACTTATTGAACAGAGCAAGCTCGTGTTCCTTAGTGATGTTCTCCGTTTTGAGAAAGAGCTTTTCTATCTTCTCTAATTCGCCTGTTTTGCGAGGTTGTTCTGTCTCAGCGGGAGTCTCTTTAGGAGCCTTAACCCATTTGCCGTCGATCAGAACATTGCCCTCTGCACGCTTGGCTCTCTCGAAAAGCTGACGATTGGCCTGTTCGGTCTCCGTGAGCTTCTTTTGAAGAGCTGCCACATCTACAGTTTCGGTCGATTGGCTACCGTTTAGAGTCTGGGTGGACTCGCCGTTTGAAGTGTCAGCGCTCACAATGTTTGTTTCTTCCATTTTTTGCCCATTTAAGAGTCGGGCTTCTCATTATTTTTTAGTAAGAACTGCCGAGGAACATACATCCTCCGGTCGGATTCAATCCTGAGTCAACGACAGACGTTGTTGCCGTTACATTGACTACAAGGTGAGTGTTCGGTGGGAAGAATACGCCAGTGGTTGAAGCTGTGAGGCTTCGTCCTTCGCCAGTACCGAGAAGGTTCACAGTACCGAGCAAGGTCGTTGTTGCACCTGCTGTAGCACCATAACCAGCCTGAACTGAGAATGCGTATGTCTCGAGATTCTGAATTGCGATGGAGAAGGTGCCGGTAGATGTAGCTGCCGGAGTAACAAGATCGCAGAGTGTTCTGCGTGCTACGCCGAGCTTTTTTCCACCACCAAAGATAGTACCTCCAGATTGAAGCTCCATTGGGCTGTTCAATGCAGAGACTGCACCGAACGCTTCGTCAGCTGGATTAACACTTACTTTGACCTCAGCCGAATAAGCGGCGAGAAACACGAGAACTCCCGTGAGAACTGCTGCTATTGCTCCGAGTAACTTTGCTGAAATGAGTGTCATATTATTTTTCTTTCTTTGCTTTTAATTTATCGGCTTTCGCCTTTTCATCGACCTTTTCCAATTTTGATGCTGCCCGCTCTGCCTCCTGCGCTAACTGTTTGTCGAGAAGGCGCGGGAGTCGGGCATTTGAAAGTGTGGACATAATGATTTGCTAGTTAGTAATTAACGCACATCGGCAATGAAGAGCGTCTGCGCTGTGTTTGATACAGCTTTAACCCTCCCACATCCGAATTGACCTGCGTCGTACACGACCGTTGTTGAAGCGGCCTGCCAGAATCCTACCCCTCCAGTTGGAGAGAACTTATCATCGAGCGTAACAGACAGACCACCTGCAGTACCCGTTGTAATAACACGAGCAACACAGGTAGAACTCGCGGCAATCGTAACGACAGTATTGGCTGGAAGATTAATCACAGACGTTGATGCCATTGTTCCCGCTGTTCCGGGAGCTGCGGCACCGAACGTACTTGCACCTGTAAAGGCGGCAATGACTGCGATTAGAATTCCTCCGAGCCAAACTTTAAAATCTTTCATAGTAAGGAATTACACTGTTAATTAACGTCCTGGGTTAACACCTGCGTTCTCCTTGTCGGAAGTACGCAGTCGCGCGATCTCGCTAAACGCCTTTTCGACCTTACGGCGTCCAACCGACCGCGCTCGGCTGATTTGTCCAATTTGTTCATCCGTCATCTTTTCATCGACGGATTCTTCTGCGAACTGCGAGAGAATTGCATCTTTGAGAGCATCAAAGAGTACCGGAGTCTCTGCAATTGTTTTTAGGATAGGGTTCATGCTGTAGGTTGGGGCTGAGGAAGTTGCTGAGGTGCTGGCTGTTGCTGTGCCGCCATCTGCTGCTGGCCTATTTTCTTAAATGCGTCAGCCAATCCTGAGAAATCAACAGGATCGCCACCCGATAGCTCAATGCTTTGATTGATTGCATCCCATGTGGCAGGCTCTGCAAGAGTCGTAGGGCCGCCTACCTGCACAACTGTCCTGATGATGTTGTTGATTCCCTCAATAGCCTTGCCGAGATTCTTTTGTTTGCCCTTGATGTCTGTCTTAACAACAATCGGAACGTTCTTCATTTCATCCTTGAATATCTTGAAGAAGAACTTGTTGCCCTTTTTCTTGAAGGTAGAGCGCACAATCTCCTCATATCCCTGTACTTCCTCTGGTTTAATCAACTCGCCACTGAGGATCTTTTCCTTTATGAAGTCATTGGTTTCACAAGTAACAACTGAATCAACAACGTATTGAAGTTCATCGAGTTCTAGTTCTGTTACAAACTCTTGGTCTTTGGAAATCTCGCGTGATATGTGGGGCAAAATCCAGTCTTGCTCTACCTCATCCCAGAAGGTTGCAAGTTTGCCCTGTCGGTAGTTATGGAGAGAGTGATTTTCCATCTGCTGGATTTGCACTGAACCAAGTGGAGTACCAGCCGGAGGCTGCTCACCCATGATAGCCTCTTGTGCTGAACCCATCTTTTGAGCGTGAACTTCCCACTCCTGCTCTTCTTCGGTGAATAGTTTTATGTTGCGTGGGAATGTGTCGATTGGCCCCATATCCCCATCAAGGCCCAAATCAACCATGTTCATATTGTCCATGTCTTTAAGCTTCTGGCCGTTGAGAATGCTCGCAGTGTTTGAACCTTTTACTCCAATGAGTGTCTTAGAAGCAGCGTCGAGCATGTCTTGCTTGCGTATCATGTTGTAATTCGTCCACACCTGCGCTTCTTCCAATTCCTCAACACCACCAAAACCGAGAGCACGGCCATAAACCTGATCTCGCTTAATCAATTTGAACGGTGACTTCTTCTCTTCTCCTTTGAAAAGGGTGATGCCAGTCTTTGTTCCGTCCTTGCCCTGATAGAAACAGAGGATGTGGAGCTGGCCTGAGTATTCCTGACTGTACTCACCTCCCAAGAAGTGCTTGGGGAACTCTCCGTGGACTTCATAGATTTCAATGTACTTGCCTGGTGTTTGAACCTGAGTGTTGTTCTGTTCCTCCTTCTTAGTGTTTCGAGAGAGAATGATCGTTTCTTCGAGCGTTGCGGTAGCTCCTCTGTTGAGGTCGCCCCATCCTCTTGAGGACATCTTCATCAACTCAGAAGGAGAGAAGAAGTGCTTTATTCCTATAGGCCCATTGAGGATGTCTGTCTGATCGCAGAAAACTATGGATTGGAGGGGCACCACCTCTGGCTTTACATCGTTGACGTTCTTTAAGAGAGCGCCGCCGTAATCCACATAGCTCTCAACCATGGAGTCAATGACGCTATCAATGCCGTTCTCTCGCGCCCACTTCTCATGGAATTTCTTTACGAGAAATGATTTGTAGTATTGCTTTGAATCGTCGATGTAGAGCGTGATGTCTTTCACATCAAAGCCCTCTGCTCGGTATTGCAGGTTGAGGATAGGCTTGACGATGTTTTTGACTGGAGTGAACTCTGACTTACCGTTTTTAAGCTGTGAGTGCTTGTAGAGCGTTGCGGTTCTGATGTGCTCTGGCATTGACCACGTCCAGCTATCAGTAAGCTGAATAGGCACCTTGTAGAGCGCCTCTTGGCCTGTCACGTATGAAAAGATGTCTGCGTATACTTCGCTCATGGTTTGTAGCAAAAGACCGGCACGTCAGATTGATTCTCTAGGAATACAAGGTTTTCAAAGCGGCGCTTGCCGTATGCACCGAGGTCTCGGTACGGAATACCCCAGAGAGAGACAACATCCGTGTCGATCTCCATTACATTCCTAGAGTTACGAAAACACTTTCGTATTCCTTCTCTGCCGCCGATAGCTTTGAACATAATTATCGAACGAGACGCTCTAGGATTTTTGCGTGGATGTGTTGGAAAGAGGGAATAAAGAGGCGGCGAAGTCGAACAGGCAGCATTGTCTGAGTGAATGACTTATCGCCAGCTACGACCGACACAACACCCTTGCTCTTTATCCAATTGGGGCGTGGCATGTTTTTCAATGCCTCTGTGATAGTTTGACCTTCACCAGAAAACGTCTCACGTCCAAGTGTGAGTGAGAACTTTACAAGAGGTGTTTTCTTTTTAGATGCCATGAACGGAGGGCCACATTGCGAGTAGCCCGCCATTCATTGCCGCAATGTTGAAGTAATTATACCACCTTTTACATCTGTCTAGCGTGCGGGGTTCACTCGCTCCCTGTGTGGATAACGTGGCAACATGTCCTGCATCTCTTTTCTTTTGAGGATTGGCGCAACTGACTGCAGTCCGTACATGAATGCGTCCATGCTGTGCGACCACAAGTGATCTGGCTCATTAATGATGCGGCCATCTTTGTCTCGTAACCAGCAGTAGTTTCTGTATTCCTTGATGATGTTGGTGCTGCGTTTGGTCACTGATATCTGCTGATCTTGCGCCATTTGTATTCTTTGAAGCACTGAGCCGGGGCCTTTGGTAGTTGGTAGGACACTGAGGCCGTAGCTTTTAATTTCATCTATGCTCTTAGGCTCTGCGCTGTCTGCGATGATGAGCGCTTTCTTTTGGTTTAAGAGGATGTCGGCTATCTGCTTATTACTAAGTCCTTTAGTGAACGCAATTTCGTCGAGGATATAACCGCCATTGTAATAATAAACACCGACAATAGCCGAAGGATCGTTAGTGTAACCAAAATCAAGCCCAAAACGCTCAAGACGTGCTTCATGCGGTATCTCATCTATTATACCCCAACCAGTAAATATACGCCCTTCAATCTCTCCCAGTTGTCCCAGTCCATAGACCTTCCACCACTCAGGACGATTTTTTCGAGCCTCAATTGACGCAATAATCTCCGGTGAAAGCGCCTCGTTGTCCTTATAGGTTAGCACCAACTCCTCAACATCATTGCGCTTGCCCTTCACCTCCTCGTAATACCAAAACGTATTAGTCGGGTTCCAGTCTAGGTAGCAGAACTCCTTTGTTCTAACTTCCAATTCCTCAAAGGCACTGAAGGCGATATTGTTAGCCTCGTTAATGAACAGACGATCTCGGCGTGCACCTCGTACCTTCTCAGGCTGGTCAACTGAAAAGAACTCGATTTGTGCGCCAGTTTCAAATGTGTAAACGCTGTTCGTCTTATCCCAAAGGTTATCGTCGAAATACTTGTGCTCTTTAAGGATGTTTAGGAAGTCTCTCAGTGCTCCACGTCGAAGGTGTGGAAAACTCTCAGCGACCACGCTGGTAAGCGTCGGTGACTTATCATTCTGCGCCAAAGCAATAAGCCACATGAGAATGGAGATGGTCTTTGAGGCAGACGTGCCCCCAGGACATGCTCTAATTCTCTTACTGAGGCTCCTTATCTTCTGATATGCGGTTGTTCGCTGGTACAGCATCAAGTGGAATAGGCTTCTCTCGTATTATGTTATCGCTGGTGCTGTGAGGATTCCCTTCTGCCATGCGCCATACGATCTCTTTTGGAAGCGCGGCAAGATATTCTTTCTTATCTTCAGGGTTTAGTTCTTCGAGGAATTGGCGTGCAAAATCTTTTAGCGACTGGCCTTTAGGTCTGCCTGCCGGATTACCAGATACACCTTTTGGAAACGGTCT